GCAGCAGCACTGTCTTGAGATTCTCTATCTTGTCCTGTGCCTGGATTAAATCTTCGTCGGTGGCCATGAACTCATCCATCTCATTCTTTATGGGCTTGATGCCCTGATACTGAGCCCAGCCCAGTGACTCCAGTTCTTCACGACTAAGCTCGCCGCGAAAATAACGATACTTGACTCTGCGTAGTTTGAGATAGTCTGACTCAGCTTTGCGATGCTGTAGTCGAGCCGAGGTCAGTAGATTGAGATACTTGGCATGTAGTTCGGGTGTGCGAGCAGCAGCACGACCCAGATTGGTTTCGTCGATCTTGCTGTCCTGCTTCCAGGCTTCCTGTAGTTCAGTCAATTTCATAATAACTCCGATTCAGTTACAACCATTATAACTGAAGTCTGACAAAATGTCAATAATTAGATTGACTCAATGGTGAATAATTTATAACGGAAAGCAGCTATGCCCACAAAATATTCCATGCCTGGTGTGGTGATATCAAAATCCAGTGCTTCGATGCTGATGGGAAACAGATCCTGAAACACCAGTTTAACTATGGGTATGTTGTTGCTGTCCAGAATCAGCAGAGCAGCATCGCTGAATACGTTCTGGTAGCTTTCTGCATTGAATGATGTAAAGGCCGATGCTCGACTCAGTGCCTGAGCATATTGATCGCCACTGTAGGGTGTACCCAGTTGTTCGATCCACGAAGAAATTTCTTTGTAGTTGCTCATGTCTTCGTTGATCAGGAATCTAATGGTAAACTCTCCATAGCTTACTTTGTCGCCAGGGTGTGGTATGTCAACAAAGGGCGTGGGCTGCATGGCCGCGCCCAGCTGTATGGCTGGCAAATTAGCGCTCTGGCAGGTATAGGTTACATTGGGCGCCCGCGATATCACAAACTTAAAGCTGTTGGGCTTGAGATAATTTGTAACCGCAGTAGCGGCTGCGGCATTGGCTATAGCTGTGTTTAAGTCTGATAGTTTACTCATGACATCCTCTGGTTATATCCAGTATTTATCAGATAAAAAAGGGGGACCTAAGTCCCCCTTGAACTGCTCTCTTACCGGAGCCTCAATGATTACATTAGGTTTGTAACCTTGACGCGACGGTAGTAAGTGTTCTGGTTTGCAGACAGGCTGGTGAATGGGTTGGTTACCATGCCATAGCGTGTCTTGAAACCAATCTTGGGCTGGAATGTGCCAGGATCCACTGCACGAACCATCTGCAGAGGAACGTATGGGCAATAGAACATACCAGCGTCATATGGGTTAGTACCCTTGTAACCCACCAGATAGAACTGGTTAGCGGTATTCAGGTTAGCTGAATATGGGTCAACATAAACACGAATCTTACCGTTCAGAACACCAGCAAAGGTATTGCCAGTATCGTCAACGTTGAGGTTGGTGCTCAGTGCTGGAGTGTAGTCCAGGATACCTGCCATGCTCAGTGCACTTGCAACGTCTGCCGAGCAGATGATGAAGTTACCCTTGCCACGACGTGTTTGCTGAGCAATGTTGTTGGCATCGCGTTCGATTTGGAACAGCAAGCCTTTGAAGCGCTCAACACTCCAACGGCCATTGGCGTCTACATCTAGGTCGAAGGTACCGTAGGTTGTGGTAGCACCAGTGTCTGCACCAGGCTTGGCAGCAGCATAGATGGTACGGATAACTTCACGGTTAATTTCGAACAGGATTTCCTGACTCAGGATGTTGCTCAGTTCGCCTTCAGCATCCAGGCCATGAACCGCCTTCAGATCCTGTGCCAGTTCAACTGTGTACTCAGCCTTGAGTGCACGTGTCTTGGCAGTAACTGTGGTCTTTTCGATGCTGAATGCCATCTGACCGAACGCATAGGTGTCACCCAGTTGTTCTGCGTCGCCAGTTGCAATACCGCCACCAGTGGTGTATGGGCTAACAACAGGGTTAGTACCAGCGTGGCTAGTAATAGAAGAACCGCTGAAATCGGTGTCGGCTTCGTTGAACAGTGCTTCGGTGTTACCCTGGCTTGTATAGTTGCTCTTCATGGCGAAGATCAGACCAGTTGGGCCTGTCATTGGCTGCACGCCGCAGACGTCGTATGCCATCAGATTAGGCATGGCACGGCGCACCAGGCTAATCAGGATAGGATCGTAACCTGCCATGTTTGCATTGGCTGGGCTGTTGACCTGGCCGCTGAAACCAGCGCCAATGGCGTTGGCAGGAGTTGTCTCCCACAGTGCCTGCTTTTCTTCCATCAATGCCTTCTCCTGGTTTTCCAGCAGAGTGGCAGTAACTGCACGCTTGTAGGCGTCCTTGATCTCAGGCAGGGCATCGTGATTGATCACGGGTGCCCACTTGTTTTGGATTTGTTCGTTTAGATTGAACATGTTGTGAATCTCCTAAAGGTGATATACCGTTATTTATAAAAACTTACTTCTTGACTGATCTCGACAGAGTCTGAACATAGCGCTGAATGTGTGCTGGTACGTCGGCAGCGGGCTTGTCACCATTCTGTACTTCTTCCTCCAGCATCTTTTCAGGGCTGTTGGGAGTACCTGCAGGGAAATAGTTTTCCTTGACTACACGAACTTTCTGTGTGAACAGTTCTTCGTTGTCATATTCAACGCCTTCCAGCAGCTTGCCTAGTTTTTCAGCATCAGTAGCTGTGAGTCCACGACTAGCGTGCTCGATGATGCGATCACGCATTACTGTATCCAGCTGAGCTTTGAGCTCAATGTTTACAGCAATGGCTTCGTCCAACTTGGACTCGGCTTCATCGACTTTTACAGCCATGTCTTCGAGAACGTCGACCTTGTCCTCGGGTACTTCAAAGTAATGTTCTTGGAACAGGTTCTTTAGACCAAGCATAAAGTCTTCCGCTACTTCTGTGCGCAGACCTTTCTCCACAGCAACCTCATTGTCCTTCATCCATTGTTCAACGACATAACCAAGATATGAATCAACCTTGTCTACAAGATCATCTTTGATAGATTCGATTTCGGCAGCAGCTTGTTCAACGAGCTCTTCAGTAATCTTTTCGATTTCGTTGTTGACGCGGCTGATAACAGCTGCTTCAAAAATAGCGCTGGCCTGTGTTTTAAATTCTTCGCTAAGATTGGCATCGGCACTGAACACACTGGCGATATCCTTGCGAAGATCTTCCAGGTTCATTTCTACCTTGCGTGGCTCGGCATTGTCTTCAATGTCTTCTTCGGTGATGACATCATCCTCGGCCACGGTGTCTTCCTTGAAGGGAATCTGACCTTCGCCAGGATTGGTGGGCTGTTCAAAAGTACCAGTTGTGCTGGTGCCCTTGCCAGTTGCTACCTTGACTGCGGCATCGCGGCTGTTGCCCTGACGTGCCTGAGGCTCGCTGTTGCCTTTCTTCAGACTTGTGTCTGGAGTAGTGCTGTTCATGTTCTGAGGCTCAACCTGATTAACGCTGGCATCCTGGCTATCGCCCTGACGGGGATTGCTGGTTTCGCCGGCTGGCTTCTTGATGCTGTCATCGGTCTTGACAATGGCCTGGCCACTGTGTGGATCAATTTCAGTATAAGTAGCTTTCTGACTGTCGCCCTGCATGTGCGAGTTCATGCCTTCGCCATCGTCGCTCTTGCCAGCTGCAGCCTCGTTAAGCGCCTTGGCTTTCTTTTGCTCCAGAAGCTCGCGGATTTTGGTTTCTAGTGACATTAGTATCTCCTAACCTAAACGGGTTCGTATTATTTATAAAAAAACTTAATTCGATAGACGGCGCATAAACTCATTGAACACACGCATCTGAGTTTCCTGCAAATCAGCTGATCGAGTACGGGTAATGATGTGACGCGCTTGTTCAGATTCGCGTTCCATCCAACGTCCCTCGACCATCATCCATTCTTTGCCTTCCATGATGCCACGAACAAAGGCATCTGGAGCACTGGGATCGGCTACGATGTCACCAGCGGTTGCCAAATAAAAATCGTCTTGAACTTCGTTAACGCCTTCTTTAGTCATCTTCAGGCTACCCATGCCACGGCTACTTACACCCAGCTGTGCGCCTTCGTCGATTAAATTCTTTACAATGCGTCCCATGGGAGTCTCGGTCATGATCTTGGCACGACCAATGTAGTTGTTACCGTCTTCTTTGAGACTGGTGATCATATGACTCACACGATCCAGGTTAATGCCTGGACCATCGGGATGACCAAGCTCACCAAAGGCGCGCTTGGTTTCTACATATTCTTTGATGTAGCGATTTACTTCGCGCTCCATTACTGGCTTGCGATAGATACGTCCATTTCTATTGGCTATTTCGGTCTGCAGAAAAGGACCTTCGATGTAGTAGGACTTGCCGCCGTCTTCCTTCTTTTCGGTCAGATAGCGAACTTCCTGAATTGTTTCTGTGATGAGTTTCATGGATTATACTCCGACGTTGGTCTGTGTACTGCTGAAGGCATCGCCCTTGCGCAGATCCAGTATCAGCATACCTGGCATGTTGAAGGTAACGTCGATGCTGCTGGTGCGGCCGATGTCCAGAGCCGGTATTTGGTTGGCACTGGGAAAGTCGCTGGCACCATGCATGTCCAGCACTACTGTACCTGAGCTACCACGTCTTACAGATACACCGCTGACTGCATCAGCAACATTGCTATATGCAGCAGCAATGCTGACATTCAATGCACCGTTGGCAGTCTCGCGGCCAGCACGCAGAAACTCGGTGAGTGCAATGCTGGTGGTGTCAGCGGCTGCTGTGGCCACAAGGTGCAGTATAGCACGCATGTGGTCGTTTTTAATTAATGTCTTGGTTATGGCCATGTTATTCCTCGTCTTCTAGAAGGTGATCAAAACTTTCATTGGCCTTGATCTTCTTGGCGATCTCATGACCCTTCATGATTACCTTCTTAGGCAAATCTTTGACAGGGCCAGCTCCATAGCCATACTTTTTCTTGGCTGCGGCCATGCCTATGGCATACTCGTTGTATTTGGCAGCTTCACGAATCTGCTTGAACGCTGGCATCTCGGGCTCCTAATTGCTGTGCTATTTCCATCTTACGCTGATCCAAGGCATCGGTTAATTTCATGCTGATTAGATCAGTAAAATTTTGTTGTGCTTCGGCGTTGTTGTCGGTATGAATATTGTCCAACATGTCGCGAATTAATTCTGCATGACTCATAGTCTGGCCTTTCTAAGTTCCATGATGTTATTTATGGCTGGTGAAATCATTTCAATGACTGGATTCTCGGGGTTATAGGGCGCGGGCTGTTGTTGCTGCTGCGCCGGTCCCTGCAGAGCCTGTACAGGTTGTTCTTGTTGCTGTTGTGCTGCCAGCTGTTGTTGTAGATCGGTATCATTGGCTATGTCGGCCTTCATGTCTTCAACATCATCTTCAGTCATGTGCAGAATCTTGTCATAGACATATTCGCGACTAAAGTAGGTGCCTACATGAGGAACTATGGTGTTGAGCAGGTCCAGACGATTGCGAAGAATTTCACTTTCCTTGGCTTCAGTTGTATAGCTGTCCTGGGTAAATTCATAGTAAATGTCTTCCTTGATTTTATCCCATTCCTCAGCACTCATCACGCCTTTAAGTACCAGCTGAGTCTTCAGCAGGTCGTCAAACAATTCCGCAAACTTTCTGCGCAGACGACTAATAAACTTGTTAAATTTAAGTTCGTCTCTGGTGATCTCAGCCTGGCGACCAAAATTCATGCCTGTCTCGGGCTTCATGCGGCTCAGTGGCACATTCAAAGCCTGATACAGTTTGTTCTGGAAGTAGTTGATGTCGTTGATCTCACCCAGATTCTGACCACCATCCAGAGTAGTAATCTCTGTGCCTTTGCCGCCTTCGCGACGTGGCATCCAGAAATCTTCCAGCATGCTCATGGTCTTTTTCTCATCGCGGATTTCACCAGTGCTGGCATCATAGGTAACCTTGTTGCGATACTGGTTCATGATTGACTTGACATACTGCTCGGCCTTGGCCTTGGGCAGGTTGCCAACGTCGATGTAGAAAATGCGACGTTCTGGTGCACGTGTCATGCGGTAGATCACCAGACTGTCTTCTACCATGCGCAGCTGATTCACAACCTTGATGGCTTTGTTGAGATGGCTCAGCACCATGTTGCGATCCAGATCCAGCAGACCAGATGTGCAGTAGGTGATGCTGTCGGGTGCAATTTTAATGCCCTGTGCCGAAGTAGCTGTGCTGGGCACCGTGGCAATCAGTCCTTTTTCATTGTAGATAAAGAACTCTTCTATGGTAGTGATGAATTCCACACCGGTCTTTTGATCTTTTTGCTTGTTGATCTTACGCATCTTTTTAATTTTGCGTGGATCAATATAGCGTAGTTCCTGTATGCCCTGCTTGGGGCTGCTGGTATTGACTATCTTGTGATAATAAATTCTGCCGTCAATGTACCAGCGTTTAAAAATATCGTGAGCCTTGCTGTTAAAATCCAGCAATTTCAGTATGTTGTCAAATTCTTCTTCGATTAAGTTTTTAACGCTCTTGCTGAGTTCAACTTTTTCTAAGTCTAGTTTGACCACAACCTCGTCGTCCTGTGCTGCCACGGCTTCGTTGACAATGTCTTCTATGGCGCTGTCGCAGTCAGGATAGTTACTGGCATCACGATATCTGCTGATTAAATCATTTTCTGTTTTGGCGATGACATCAATATCAATGTAGGTGCCAAAGAACC